GAGCCTACGTCCGTCGAGGCATCATCGATGGCGTTCGCGACCAGGGCGTTGAAGCCTTGCTCGTACTCGCCCACCATCGAGGCCGCGAGACGACGAGGCGAAATGCCACCATTTCCGGTGAGAACGGCCAGGTCGCTGATGTCGCGCCGAATGACCTGGCGCGCGACCGCGATGCTGGCCGAGGCATCGGTCAGCGCGGTGCTGCTCTCGTCGCTGTTCTCGCTGGACGCTGCGGCGAAGGCGTCGTAGCCATCCAGGCCAGCGAAACGCTCGGCCAGCGTGTCAGTCAGCGAGCCATTGACGGAGCCGAGGAAGCTGATGGCGCCAGTGGTCCGCAGGGATGCGCGGTCAGCCAGAAGCACGCGCATGTTTGCGGCGAGCGCACTGGCGAGCCGCAGGTCAGTCTCAAGATTCGAGTGGAGAATCGCCGTCATCGGTAACCTCGACGAAGGGGTGAACGTCACGCCTACGCCAGGTTACGCCTGCGAATCGATGGCCTCTGCCTATGCTCTATCAGAGATCAGCCGAAAGCACCAGCAGCGATGGCTTCGCGCAGCGCTTCGAGAGGCATGGACGCAACCTCGCTGGGCGAGTAGCGTGGCGGTGGCGCACTCGACGAGGCCTTCGCGCCAGCGTTCGAAGGTGGTGCAGCAGGTGGCGCTTCTGGTGCCTCGGACACTGCTGGTGCTTCTGCGACAGGTGCTGCCTCTGGCGCTGCGAACAGTCGCGAAACGTGCCGGTCTTCTTTCGCACCGCTGGTCAGCCACTCGCTGAAGGGGGGCGCATCCTCGCCGAGCTTCCCATATCGCCACCTGACGAGCTCTTGGTCATCGGTGTCGGTGATGCCTGCTCGCATGAGCTCGGCTGCCGTCATCGACTCGGCTTTGTACGCGTCGAACTCAGCGCGCGTCGTTTCGAGTGCAGATTCGGCTTCAGCTGCCCGCTTGGCAAGCTTGTCGATGCCTTTAGCCTTGTCGGTCGCATCGGCGAGCGAGGTCTCGAGCTCTCGGATGCGGTCATTCTTTGAATTCAGCCTGTCGCGCGGTACGACGTCGGACAGGCTTTCGCTGCAGTGCGGACACTTCATGTGGGTCTCCTGGGCTAAAGGACGCCAAACGCGACGCGGTCGCGTCGAATCTGTTCGAGTCGCTGACGCGCCTGGCCTTCGGTGATGCCTTCGAGCTCGGCCAGTAGCTGAACAGGGCTGGCGATGCCGAGCTCGCTGCGGGTGCGGTACTCCTCGATGCGGGTTCGCCGCTCGTCGACCGACAGTGGCAGGCCTTGATAGCGCACTGAATAGCCATCCTCGGGCAGCGCGGGCTCTGTCGAATAGGCGTTGTGCATCGCTGCGATGGTGCGAAGAAGCAGCGCATCAGACTTGGCGAACTGATTTTTGTACTTCAGCTGGGCGCTTCTGCGGCCTTCGTTGACGACATGAATGGCATAGCCACTCCTCGCATCGCCATGGCTCCGCTGGATGTCGCCTGGGCTTAGGTCGAAGTCGGTGGCCAGGTCGCTGGCATAGTCCCGAATGGCAGTGCCCACAGCCACTGGGTCCCCACCTGGCGCGAACTGCCCCAACGTGACTGGGGCATCGGGGTTGCTCGCTTCCATCAGCAGCAGGCTCGCCGGGTCGGTCGAGATAAACGTGGCATGCTCATCGCTGCGCACATCTGCAGCCAGGCCAGCGGGTCTGGCGTTGACCCCATACCGCTAGGGATGGCTGCAGTCGAAAACAATATGCGACCAGAATGACCATAGAACCGCCACTTTTAGCGACCCTTCAACCAATTCCCGACCCTCATACGCGTCGAAGAGCCGGCCAGTGTCGAGGGCATGCGTGATGACATACGGCAGGACAGGCGCCCCAGTCGAGTCGCGATACGGGTACGCGTCGCCGCTGTAGTTTGCCCCAAGAAACTCGAGGGTCAGGTCGCGCTTCCCGTCGCTGCTCTCGACCCGATAGACGCCACCGTCTTCGACCGACAGCACATCTCTCGTCAGGATGACCGCACCGTCGAGCTCGCGGTGGCGGTACTCGATGACCGTGTGTGGGTCACTGGGCGTGTTCGGATGGCTGTAGGCCTCCACAGTGTCGACTGGCACCAGCCGCACTAACAGGCGCCCATCTTCGAAGCTGACGCGTCGGAAACACTCGCGCTGACCGATGACCAGGCGCTGCAGCTGGGGGCCTTGTGTCCAGATGCCCGCGTCGCGACACAGCTGACGCATGCGCTCGGCTGCGGCTTCGTCAGGATGGTCGACGATCGGTTCGCGGTCATACAAGATGGCCAGCTGCGTGACGACGCTTCTGAAGACGTTTTTGGTCAAGTCGGGCCTGCCCCAGGCTGCCATCTGCTCGACTCCGACGTATAGCGCCATCGTGTCGAGTAAGTCGGACTCCCAGACGCCATCGAGCAGACGTCTGCGCCTCGCGCTCTCCTGCATACGGGAGCGCTCGGCCATGTCAATCGTCAGCGGAAGTCCGTAGTGAGAAGGCATTAGAAGCGCAGTCCCTCGTAGAAGGGTCGATCGCCAAGAATGGCAAGGCACCCATATCGTAACGCATCAGCAGCATGGGAAAGCTGCCCATCTTCACCCGACTTGCCACCGCGCCAGTGTCGCAGGGTCTTCAGGGTCTGCGTGCATCTCGGATGGACGAAGAGCTCTCTGCGCTTCATGGCGCCATTTAGGCAGCGATGGCCCCAGCTTCGATCCTTGGTGGCATTGACGAACCTGAACGGCGCTGTCTTCCGCTTCAGCTGTCGTCCGATCTCGCTGGTCAGCATATCGTTGACTCGCCAGTTTCCTCGCCTATTTGTGTCACCTGTCGCGATCTTCACATCGCTGGGCTTGATGCCATGGCGCCGCAGCATCGCCAGGATGCCCGCAGCATGCTGGACTTCACTGTCGCCGTCTTCGCTGAAGTGCTCATCAAGCACCCAAACGTGTCGACCGGCCTGTGGCGCCCAGGAGAGCCCGCGAGACTGGCCACCGCCCCACAGCAGCAGCAGGGCGCAGGTATTCGACCCGACTTCGCCATGGTCGACGCTGATGGCCACATCCACCGATGTACCTGGCCCCAGCGCTGCGGCATCGACGTTCGCTTCTGTGAAGCCCATGTAGAACCGGTCGAGCGTCTGACCGTCCCAGGCCCCAAGGATGCGCTGGCGGTACTCCCATACAGACGCTTCCATGGTTTCGAGCCACTGCGCGACCTGTGCTTCTGTGTACCATGGGCAATTCTCGCGGCTGAACTCGGCGACGTATTGAACCCAGGGCGAGCCTTTCGCCTCAACCATCTCCCGCAGCCACTCGACAGGCCTACCGACCGGCGTCATCGTCAGCCAACATCTGCCCTGGCGCGACATCAGGCGTGCAAGCGTCTCGATGAGGATATGGCTCGGCGGTGGCTCGTCTAAGAGGCACCAGTCAAGCTCATCACCAGCATGGGCTGTGACATGGTCCTCATACGAGCGAAGCTGTATTAGAGAGCCGTTTTTTAGCCGAATCGTTGGCTGGTTCCATCCTCGCCCTGGCGTGTAGTACGACGATCGATGAAGGTGGGGCGTCAAGAACTCCGAGAGGTACCGACCAACGACATCCTGCACCTGGCGCCGAGTCGGACCGCAGAAGCGACCGCGACTGCCTGGGTGCTCGACTGCCCATCTGGCAGCCTTGTACGTGCCGTGCCTGGTCTTTCCTACCCGGTTTGCTGCCCTGACCAGAATCAGCCTGTCCTCGGTGTTGTCGACGAAATCGCGCATGGCAGGCGAAGGCTGGAACGTCAGCATCGGATGGGCCTCGGCCACCTTCGCCAGACGCGCAGCAGACGCCAGCGCGCTCGCCTTCATGCGACGTCCAGACGCTGGGCTGCCTCGCGAACGATGTCAGACCCGAGCGACGCGACGAGCTCGACCACATCTTCGCGGTCCATGTCTGCGATCTCCTTGCTCCGGTCTGCGGGTCGAAGCTGCGACAGCTCCAGCAGGCGTTCGCAGATTCGCACCCTCGAGGTCGCTGGCACCTTCGGGTCCACAGCCATCTTCGCCAGCTGGGCGAGCGCGACTGCCCCGAGAGCCCGCATGCGATGGCTGGCGTACTCTTCGACTTCGCGCGTCGCCTCTTCGAGCGCGTTCGCGAAGTCTGGCCGAGCTCGCCAGCGCGCCACCGTACGCCGGTCGATGCCAAGCTGGTCAGCCACATCGGCATGCGTGGCCCCGTTCGCCAGCATCGAGACCGCGGTCAGCTGCTCGGGGCTCAAAACCCGGCATCCCAGACGAGCGGGGCAGCAGGTAGCGCTTCGGCCTCGTCGCCTTCGACTGCTCTCGCGAGGATCTGACCAGCCAGACCGGACATCGTCAGACCTTCAGCAGCGGCTCGGCGCTTCAGGCCCTCGCGGACCCAGGCAGGGATCCGAGTTGTGACGACAGCCGAACGCGGACCGCCCTCGACCACCTTCAGCGTCGCGGGCTTGCTAGGACGTCCCACGGGCGCTCCAAGGCGCTCGGCGACGCTCTGGGGGCTCGTGGCTGGGCAGCGGGCTCGACGCGCTGTGGCGCCCTTGTGGCTCGTGCATCGGGGTCTCCTGGGTCATCGATTACTGGCTGGCGGGTATGATGCGTACGGCCAGG